AAACTTGACATAGTGCAGCAGTGTCCGGCCGGACAGGTCCTTGACCTTGTAGTACCAGTCCACCACCAGCGCCTTGTCCTCCAGCTTGACATTGGGGTCGTAGGTGTACTTGAAATCGTTGGCCAGCGCCGCCGTAAACCGGCCCTTGTACTGCGGGTATTGCTCTTCCAGAAGGTCCCGGTCCTGCAATGCCACCGTGAAGAAGTTCCGCGAATCCTGAATGTCGCCGATCCCCGGCTCCCAGTAACAGTTAAGCAAATCCATGTCGCTGATCTCAATATCGCCAAGGCCGTTTTCAAGGTCACTGTTCCAGCCGATGAAATAGGCTCCCGTGCCGTGCTTCAGCTTTTCCCACCACTCGTAGGAGTATGTTTTCTCAAACTCGCACAGCTCCATGATGCACGGCAGGATGGAAGATAGCTTCTTCGCCTCGCCCTCGTCGTTGCGCTCCCGTGGAAGTACGTGACCTTCCGGGTAGTTGTCCATGGCGTCCGCGTGCTTGGCGCACAGGCTGTTGAAGAGCCACGCGGAGGACGGCTCCGGCGCACCGGGGTCCTGCTGCTTGCGGATAACCTCCCAGTGGCGCAGCTCCCACCACTTTTCATCTTCCAGCAGGCGGGCCGTGAGATTTGATTTCGCGTCCCGGTACTGCGTCAGGGTCTTCATGGCCTTGCGCACGTCTTCCTCGGTGATGATCTGCTGGTCTGTTGCCTGCATCTGCGTGGCCGCCACCAGCATCCGCCCAATATCGGGATTTTCCTGCGGCCCTCCAGCCTCCGGCACACCGTTAATACTTTGCGGCTCCGGGCGCTTGCCTAAAAAAACTGACATATATGCCCCTCCTTAGTGGATTTTGTACCATGCGTACTGCCGATTGTTCGCCGCAGGGTCGTCGTCAGACAACGGGTCGAAAGGCTTGTGTTCTGGCGCGGACTTTATGCGCATTGCAATGGGATTTTCCATGCAGATGTACCGGCACTCGTCATAGATATGGTCCTCGCAGTCCGTGTCCACGTCCTCAACGTCCGTCTCGCTGTATACCAGGTTGGGCATGGTTCGGATAAAATGCTTGCAGGTGTTAAAGACATACAGCATGGGAATTCCGTTATCGTCAAAGGCGAGGCGGTTGTGCAGCTGCATCTTCCCGTTGAGCCGGCCGTTCTTGGCGGGAAGCCCGCTAACGCCAAGCCTCTCCATGCTCTGGGCCACACTCTCTGCGCCAGACTGCGCAAAGATAGCGGGGTCTGCTATGCCGTTGATGTGTCGGCCCTTTAGATTTTCGTCGGATGCCTCAATCTCCCGTATTTTCTTCCCCTGTGCAGCCATACAGTTCCCGGATGCGGTATAGCCGCCTGTCGTGGTCCACAGCATACCAGCCCACGGAAAACGGGTGCGTATAGCCCCAGTCGAAGCCCCGCCATATCTTCCAGTCCTTGGGGATAGGGAACGGGTCAATTACGTGGGTGTCCTTGCGGTCCAAATAATGCTTACGGTCATCCCGCCATTCCGTGAATACCTGCCCATTAAAGCTGTTCCAATTGCCGTACAGCAGCGCGTTGCGCTCCGCCTCCGGCATGGAGGCCAGCCGCGCCAGATAGTTAGGGTCGTTGTCCATCAGAATTTTGTTGTCCGTCAGTTTTGCGGGGATAAAGACCGACGTTACCCACTGCTCAAACTTCTTACCGCCGGGGAGATCGGCTGTGACCTTGCGCCAAACCGTTTCCCCGGGCGGCGCAGCCGTGATAAACCGCTCCTTTACCCACCCATGCCCAATGCCGCCGGGGTTTGCCGTGGCCCGGACATAGGTGCGCGTTCCCGGCCCGTTGGGGCGGCAGCGGGAGTGGGCCAGATAGTCATACAGCGTATAAGTAAACTGGGTCAGCTCGTCGAAGCCGATAAAATCATAAGGCTTGCCCTGATAGTTATACTTGTCCTTGTCGTGCTGAATGCTGCCAAAGATAATCACCGCCCCGGACGGAAAGTGCCAGATGTGCTTGCTGTCGTTGTACTTGGCCCCCGGGAATGCCTTTGGGTATAGCAGCAGAGACTTTCCGATCAGGTCTTCAAGCTGCGGATAGGTCCGCCGGACAATCAGGCCGCGGTAATAGGGAATCGCCACCTGCCGCAATGCCTCCATCACCAGAGCATCCGACTTGCCGCCCCCTGCCGCCCCGCCGTAAAGCGCCTCATCCTCGATGCGGGACATAAAGAGCGCCTGCCGGGGCTGCGGCTGCCAAATAACAACGGGTTTCATTTGCCCCGGCATCAGGTATCCTCCCGCGTTACGCTGCCCTCGGGCGGGCTGTCAGGGAGCTTGATCGTAGCCGGGAGCAGGACCACGCCAGTCGTCTGTGCGTCGTCCCCCTCGCCGCCTGGGACCGTCACATGGAGCGTCCCCTTCCCATCGGGATAAATCCCCAGGTGTTTGCCCAGCAGGTCCAGCGCCTTAACCTTGTCGTTGAATTTAACTTCACGCTCCACCATGTCCCCATCATCGCCCATGGACATGGTTTTGACCTTACAGCTTGCCACGGCGGCCACATCGTCCTCGCTGGCCGTATCCAGTACCGTGCCGGTATCAAAGTCAAGCACATCTTTGGGATTTACAAAGGCAACCCTCGCAAGCTCGCGTAAAACCCGGTCCTGCGTGATGCCGGTTCGGCGGCTCCGGGCGGCCATCGCGCGCGCTATCGCGTCCCTGACCTTACTTTTGCTCATTAGCTGTGCCGCAATGCTGCTTGTGTTCTTGGTGCTGTATCCCGCTCTAATGGCGGCCTGCGAAGCATTCAGGTCAATGAGGTATTCCTCGCAGAAGCTTGCCTGTTTTGGCGTCAGGCCATCTTTATCCAACATTTTTTCCGCCGCCTTTCCATGAAAAGTTTAATTTCTATCTTCAATTCTTTCAGAAACGATATATATTTCGCAAGACACAAACGCAAAAAAATAATAAAGGCCATCTCCCCCACCCGCGCGTAAGAGATAGTCTCTATCAACACAATACACATGGAGGTAGATGCCCCCCAGAGAAAAGAAAGAATATATAAGAAAGAAAAGAGATACCCCCCATGAGCGCCGCAATGGCTCCCACAGGGGGTGACAGTAGATTTATTGGGGTTCACCTGCCTTTAAGGCGGCTTTGGCGGCTTCACGGGTGAGATAATAAAAATCATACATTTCCATTGTGATTCTATTTAACATACCAATGCTAAATCCTCCCGGTACTGTCTCAATATGAGTTTTCTTTGTAGTTTCCCAGCCGTTGTTTACATCACCTCGAAGCACGTAGACAGGGGTTCCAACCTTGCACGGCAGTACCACCAGCCGCCCGTCTCTCTCGGCCTCCACAATCTCTCGAAACCGCCCGAACGGGATGCCGTCCAAAGCCTTTGATACGGCCTTGATTTCCTCCGGCTCAAGTCCGGTTTCTTCATAGACAGCGAGGCGGTCAATTACTGCTGGAATTTTCATAGTTTGTTCAATCGGGGATGCTCCGTCTTTATTCGCAATAGCGGCTCGTCCGTCTTTCCTGTAAACGGTTAATCTCTCCATCCCCATTCTCCTTTCGGCGGTTCCGCATAATGATGAATATTATAGGCTGCAATCCGATCAAAAAGTTCCTTAGGCATATACCACCCGAAATTGTCTTCAACCCAGTTGATAAGCGTTGCCAACCCGCTCAGTTCTGCTTTCGCCGCATCCCGCTCCGCCTCCACTTTCTTAAGGCGGTCGAGCAAATACGGGATGTCCTCGCGGGCGTGGGCAATAAAGGCGGCATCGGGATGGTCTATGTAGTCGTCAAATCCACGATGATGTTCTTGACCGGGATATGATTTTGCAAGTTTGTCAGCCCTCACCATGCCGTGGCTCCCACGTTCCGTAACTGGCCCCTCGTATTTGTCATACACTTGCAACCGTGGGCAAGCGTCTTGCATCCCCCAGCGGGCGAAATCCATTACATAATACTGCCCGCTATGGTCTGTGACTAATTTGCATTGCTGGGTTGTGGTGCGTAAATCCCATTTCCACGGCCCCGGCGTAGCAGCTTCACACCGTGCGCGG